TTTATAGGCAGTATATTAAATAAGCCTGAAACTATAATTATGAATTTTAAAGAAATGAATTATACCTTTGATTATGAAGTCGATCTGCTGCTAGACGTACGCAGACCGAGGAAGTGTTGTGGGTTTATCCATGAAGAACCGGATGATGCCGGTTCAATCTTTCCTATGGGCCTCGCCGGTCTCCACGGAGAGTGGTCAGATATTGCAAAGGCGGCATTGGACCGAAATGTGCGTATGTGTATGAACAGGCTAGCTAAACGTAAACTTGCTCATCGTGTGTTTGAATGTTTACCATTATTGAATAAGATAAAGTCTTATGTAATGAAATATTCTTCCGCTTACAATCTCGATTCATTGTGTCTACAAGTTAGTAGACAACGTACTTTGGTGTCTGATTTAGCATATCTGGATGTCTGCTTATCGCGTTCTCCAGCGTATTATAACCAAATCTACTTTGATCGTGGCACTCTAAAGGAGCGCTTCGCTTTATTGGGATGGGGTAATAACGCGATGTTGACCTCGATGATCTGGTTCCACCAATATATGGTGAGACCAGAACTCATTGATCCCAACTTCACGATGATGTATAACTTTCAGTATATGCTAGCAAGAAATATGTTGCGGCTGCAGTGTTACCCAAGTTTGAGTATCCTGATTAAGCAAGGAATCGACATAGATGCCATTGAATATGGTATCACCGAAGAACCTATGCGTCCCGGTATAAGCGAGGACGGTAGGAACGTCGGAGCCGTAGACGAATTCGTCGAGACATTCCGTCAAAAGTGGAATTGTCTCTCCTTGTTTAAGTTACTTGTTGTTCTTCATCAGTTCAACGTAACAGACGCAGCTGGCGAGAGAGAGGGACTTTTCCCTAGACTTTGCGAAGTTTACCTTAGATGGTTCACACAATTCTCGTTATTGTGTGGCGATGTCATCTTTGCTATAGTTGAAACATTCATTTCAACTATCGAAAGCATAATTGACTACCATGACTCAATGATAATCGGCATTAGAGATGACGACGTTGAATTTATGGCTGTCATGTTGTTAGTGTTTATGGTCATACTGGGTATTATGGCTCCTTCACTTCTTCGTGTCCTCAGTAATTGCTTGAGGCGATTATCCCATTGGTGTTACACCCCTAGCATGAGAGCTAGCTCGTCGTTAACAGGCGATATGTTCGAGAAGGCTACTGTTGATTCCGTGTGCCTAAGCGCTAACGGAACCAAAACGTATAACATTCGGTGTGGTAGTAAACTTTACAAATTCCCAGAAACCCCAAAGGAATCCAATATAGTTGTCGAATTGGAGATGGCTATTCCTGGTAGTACGTTGCATGAAAGTGCATTTAAGCCTGGGGTTTTTGCTGTAGTAAGATACAGTGAAGTGGGTGTTATTGAGCTTGTAGGCATGGGAGTTAGGATCGGAGATTATCTGGTCACAGCTGCTCATGTCGCCAATACCATCTTTTCTGGAACAAGGCGACCAGCAATCGTGCCTTTTAAGCACGGTGTTAAGGTGATGCTCAACAATCGAAAGATTAAAGATCTCGAAGTTGAAGAGTTTGACCCTGATAAATCTGTTGATTTTAAATGTTTGGATGTGTTTGCACTTCGGAAGGATGCAGACTTCTGGAATTCAGTTGGGATTACAAGAGTCCCCACTGGTAAACCATCCCTCTATAATCAGCAGGTAAGTACGGTCGGTTTGGATAACTGCATGTTGGTAAGTGCGGTCGGTAAGACGCTTTGCGACAGTGGACGCCACATTCTATGGCACACGGCAAGTACCAACAAAGGCTTTTCCGGTGGACCCGTTTTTGCGGGTACTAACATGGTCGGTCTTCATTATGCCGCGCAAGGCGACAGAAATGAAGCAGTCCGTATTGAAAGTATCCTCCACAAACTCGAGTTTGTCGAAGAGATTAGTTCCGACCTTGTATTTTCCGAACGCGAAGGAGTTGTTTGGGTAAATGGCAAGGAAGGAAAAATTGAAAGTGAGGATGGTGAACATGTTTTCATGGGGCGAGACGGCCAAGTAGTATATCTCGAAGAAGATTACTATCAGGCTAAATTGCATGTTTATGAAGACAAGTTTGAGCGCGATAATTGGGATGCGGGCTACTCAGATGATGAGCAGCAATCAGATATACCGACCTTTGAACAAGATCCGTATGGTGATGATCCGTATCTTGATGATCGTGGTCGGAAAACTACTCGAAATCGAGAGTTGGCTAAGCTTAAAAAGAAGAAACCAGCTCTTAATCTTGAGCAAGCTCCTCCTACCGCCATCCTTAGCTTGGGACTGAATCCAAATATTTTCGAACAGGTCGAAACTAAGGCCGCTGTTTATACAGGGGCCTATCCCTCCGCCCAGCAGATATCGTTAGATATGATTGATGCTTGTGGTGAAGAGATAGCCAAACGAGGGTTTATAGTAGACGCGTATGGCGAGCCAACGATTACCAAGTCGGCCGAAGAGCTGAGCTTGGTGAAGCATTTGGCTATGTTCGAGGATAGAATGAATACAGTGGTGGCTCCTCCAACGGAGAAGGAGATCGAGAGGGTTGTATGTCTTTTAGAGGACATGCTTAAGCATAATAGATTTATGCCCGATCCCGATTATAATCAACGTAGTGGTATACGTAGGGTTATTGAGTCCACCTTAGTAAAGGGTAGTAAGAGTGCTGGGTTCCCATATGGAGCCGATGGTTTGCCAACTAATTCAGACGTCATTCGTGAACTGGGTGTCGATGGATTGGTAGACATTGTAATGGCGGAGTGGGACGCTCCGTTCGATCTTAAAACTTTTCTTAAGGGTGAACCCCATAAGAAGGCTAAGATTGATAACAACATGTTACGCATCATAACAGCACTTCCTCTCCATAAGATGATAAAACATCAATCGTTATTTAAAGAATGTACGACTGCTGGTGTATCGAACTGGAGAAAGAGTCCGGTAGTTTTCTTTTCACCCCAAGTTCCAGGGGATGTGGAGAATCTATGGAGGCGCATGCAGAACCGTGTTTTAGAGACCGATAAGTCAAATTGGGATTTTAACATGTTTCAGTATGTGTACGATATTTTTAAACTCATCATGGAGCGTTTAGTCGTGAGACATCCAGATATGACCGACGAGGTTTTCGAATCATATAAGAATGACTTGCGCAACGCTATTGATGAAGTTAGTATTGGTTCCATCTACCGCTGTTCTAATGGCCGGCGATATAAAGTATCTGCCGGTGGAATTATGAAGAGCGGCTGGGTCTTAACATACTTTGCTAACTCCGTTAGTCAATTAATCTTGCATTTATTAGTCTCCATGAGAATGGGGCTTACGGATGCGCAAATCCTCTCCCCAGACTATGCTATTGTATGCGGAGGGGATGATGTGCTTCAGTCTGTCCCTGACGGTTTTGATGTGGAGCGTTGTATATTTGAATATTCACAGTTAGGTATCCGAATTACCGACCATAAACTTCATGGTAACATGGAGGGGGCCGAGTTCTTCTCTACCGAATTTTGGAGCCATGATGGCCTAGTTAAGTATAAGCCGGTGAGGTTTACTAAGCACATTTATAATCTCAGGACAACTAAGCCTGAATTTTTGTGTGCAGCTTTAAGTTCTCACATGATGAATTACTGCTGGGATATCCAAAGATATAAAGTATTTGAGGGTATGTTTGATTGGCTCAGGAAGCATCATCCGGAACTGGTTGATGAGTCCTTGTTCAAATCTAATTCTTATTGGAGATATAAATCTAAGGGATGCGAATGCATTCTCTAGATTTAGTTCCCCACATTAGGTAGGTTAGGTAGGGAAAATAATAGCAAATAAAATCCAAAACGGATTTTACACGAAATTACTGCGGACCATATTATTCCGACGGTAAAATACAATCTAGTACTTCGAAAGGATCTAGATTACCAGTAGACGAGTTAGATTTAGCTTGTCAAGAACACGACTCCAGTTACGCCTTAGCTAACGGAGATCTTCAGCTTTTAGAACAAGCTGATAATTCCTTTTACGAATCGACTTTCGGAAAAGGATTCACATCTTCTAGTTACGCGGTTGCTGTTAAATACGGTAACCAATTAGCCAGAAAAATTTACGCTATACCTTTTGGAATAGCAGCTTTAGGATACGGTATAGCCGCTTCGAAGTTGCCCAAGAAGACCGCCGTTTCTAACAACGACGATAATTATAGTGCCTTTAGACCTAGAACTATTGCTGATTTCGAGTCGAGTAAACCTCAGACTCCTATTAACAAAGAAGGTAACTTACGTGGAACTCAAAGTTCAGTAGTTACTTATAATCCTAATTCTAAAGATCAAGTAAATACAGAAAGCTCCTTAGGTGACGCCTCTGTATATTACAATCCTTACTCGACCGCTAAACGCAGAAAAGTAAGAAGAAATCGATTTAAACGTCGTAATCCTAATAATCTCTAGCTTTATATTATGGCTAAGAAATCTAATAGGAATGGGAAGAAATCTGCGAGATCTTCTCCCCAAAAACAGAAACCAAAACGTAGAAGTGCGGGTAATGCATCGGCTGGCGCCATGTCAAATACAGCAAATCCAACGTTTGGTTCTGTTTCTACTATTAACACTGCTCCTGTGGCGATTGGTAACTCCTTAAGAGGGTTCCAGTCCCAAGTGGTTCATACCTCAACAGGGTGTCGTGTTGTTGGTAGAGATTATGCATTTACCGTAGCTGCCACTGGCACTGTTACGGGTTGGTGTGTTGCAGGTGGTTTACCCTTAACGCCTGCTGCTATGCCGGCCACTATTTTGAGAAATTTTGTCCAAATGTATAATAATTTCAAAATCAGAAAAATTTTTGTGCATTATATCACCTCGTCTCCTACATCTCAAGCAGGAGATATTGTGTTTTATTACCAGAAGAATACAAATGATCCAATGTTGAATTGCACGGATTCCACATTCCTTCCTTTTGTTTTGAGTGATTCTCAGACTGTTATTGGTCCGCAATGGACTAATCATACAGTTTCTTTAACTCCTATAAATAATTGGAAGGCGACCGATTACGGTGAGGAACAGAGTCTAGCTGAGCTTTCAGCTGGAGATGTCTTTATAGTTTCAAAGACTTCTGCTTCTAATTCTCCTGGTTATGTCATCTTTGATTATGATATTGAATTTCGCAATTTGTCCGTTAACCCCAGATGGGGTATTATACCATCATCTGAGGCTTTATGGCAGCAACTTGCAGCTATTAGTAGTACTGTAGTCGGTACTGCTAATATTATACCAGCGCAAATCTCGAGTTTAAGTACAACAGGTTTAGGTGCAACTACCTTTACCGCGCCTACTGTCTCGACTGGCCACATTTATAAATTCTTTGTGGACGTCACCAATAGTACGTTTACGACTCCTAATACTTCAGGAGCTCAATGGGCGGAACAACTTGGTGGAGCTGCGTATGGTGGAGTGACATCTGTTGCTGGTACTGTTGTGCAGACAAATACTAACATTTCCGTTAAAGATGGTTATACATGTTATTTGGCATTTAACAGTACTACGACTGCTGTTTACTTCCCCACTTATGAAGCTGCTGTATCTGGTTATGGTGCATTAACCTATCAGACAGTTGCCACTTACAATACGATTGTACGTGGTTGGATTAAGTGGGTCGGCTATCAAGCCGGAGGTGGAAACTATACTTCTCAATAATTTGAGCAGCATATAGTTTCCTTGGACCTATCATATGTCCTTAAACTGGGTGCACTGCTATGTGCATAACCAGCGCCGGAGTTAACCGGATTGTAACAAATCCAGCGGTTCCTTTCTTACAAAGGGATGGACGTTGATACTTTGAGGCTGACCAAAGTTATATAGACTTCAGTAATGTAGTAGGTCGTTATCCTACCCACTTGTTTATCTATGAAAGTGGAATTAAAGCTAGATAACCTAAAGAGTAAACTTTAAATCCCAATGTGTGAAATATACGGTTCG